CGCGTGTGAACGCAGGTTATGTTGAAGTGTATCCGACCAGCGCAATCACAGCACAATCCGGAACTACAGCAATAATTTCCATCCCCGATTTGCAAGGATATAGTGGCATCTCCACTACTCTATCTAGGAGTATCTTGGATCAGTTGCCGCTTGCAAGATTCGGTTCTGCAGTTGAACGTATGTTCGCCGTTTATGTTAACTCTGACAGCGAATTCTACGTTTCAGCTGAAGATTCCGAGAATGCAATTATCTTTTATGCAATAGGTGATGGAGTTACTGCTTCTAGATTTAGTGTAGCACTGACATTGGCTATAGAATACATCCCTCAGAATGTTTATCTCTCCACCACTTCAGTAGATTATGCGGTTATGCCTTACTCCTACCTTGGCAAATTTGCCAGATTGTTGCACGAGGGTAAGATAACTGAGGACCACTTGATAGGCAAAGAAATGAGCCGCCCACCAATGATTAATGTGGGTGATATGAAAGCCGGAAAAGCACAAGTGAGTCAGGATTTTATACAAGGGCCTTCGATCACCAGATCCTTAAAATCGAGGAACAGGCCCCGAAAGAGTGGACAACGCAAGGATCGCAAAGTTACCAAGTCATCATCGATTCGAAAGTAAGTACATTTTACTTTGATACACAAGGTAATCTCCATGTTCCGATAGTCTATACCTCGCAATTTGAAGCTTATTATTACTATTTGTTAGAGCGTATAGATGCGATTGTTTCCGTACCTATTATACCCCAGACAGCGGTACTATTACTGCATCACTTCGCCAACCATGCCACTCCCATGAGAGACGTACTCAACTTTTTAACAGCATACGGCCCGACTATACAAAGGGTGTATGAGTTGTTACGCGCAAGGCAACCAATGCTCGCTGCAACCGAAGTATTGGCTAGAGGTATTGGAGAAGTGATTCAGCGCATGGGACGGAATGCGCTACCGCATAATCCGCAGGACCTCGCTTTGGAGGCTGCGTTTCAACCGGTGCGTATGCCCATCCCCCGTCGGCCCGATAGATTATTGCCGATGAGTAAGTCAAACGTCAATCCTTCAAAGACCTTCAAGCCCACTAAGGCTTAAGGCAAATCGTTCTCCCACAGAGACAGTCCACTTTAGTGAGGATGTCAATTGCTGAACATTGTGTTGGTTCAGACTGTGGATGGTTACTTAAGTAGTGTTGAACCCGCTCATGGGTCAGTACATGAGCC